GTAGAATAAAATGATGTTCATATATGGAGCACCAACCTGTGGTAAAACTTTCGCTATCACAGAGCTGGCTACCGAGGGAAGGGAGTGGTCCTGGCCTCACTTTCAGAGCTTAGGAGAGATAGTTGGGACTGCTCGAAAGCTCGGTCTCTTCTATAGAGACCACTTACTGCTGGATACCGATTGGCTCTTCCCAACAGTCATTCGGGACTTCACAAACGTCAAAACCACACAAGACGCTTGGGAGTACTGGAGATCCAATTATGATCCGGCCATCGAGCGGAGGGTTGCGGAGGAGTTTGCTGCGCTTCGGATTGAGAAGTGTCTGGTGTTTACGAATCTAGCAATGTGGAACTATGGCGTAGACGTCTCTCTCCGCTACGCTAGAACTCCGGAAGATATCGGGCCAGCTGTACAAGCCCGTGACGCTCTGAAAGGACGCAAACGCAAGCTGCCTGACTGGGTCAAACGCTACGTACCCCCAAAGGGGTCCATAATTCTCCCAGCTGGCGTATACATCTATCCCAGAATCATCGAGGACCTCGCGAGAGTGTCACCAGCGTTCTCGAGATCCAAATCGATTCGACAAACAGAAGGAGCACTATGAAACAAATCCCGAGAAGCTGTCTGAATACAGACAACTATACACAAATCTTCCACGAAGACGAACCAAAGTTCTACTCCCCTCGTCATTTCGAGATCAGGCGTAAGTCCGATGGCGAAACTATTGTTAAAATCGACATGCAAGAAGGGCCGTTTCTCAAATCTGGCGTGAACGGGTGTTGTAACGAGGATTTAATCAATATCGTTATGGCCTGCCTCGAAGGATTCCAAGCGAGCCCATATGCTTGCCATGAGAATGCCATGGCGCTGGAAAAGCTGGAAGAGGCCTTAGTATGGTTGCATCGTCGTACAATCAAGCGTAAAGCCCGTGATGTAGAAGGGACTCACATCATTTAAACGGTGAGTAAACTGAACAAATAACAAGCTAAACCAGAAGGAGGCTAACATGTCAATGTGGACAATCATCGCATTAGCAGTAGCTGCTATCGCGTTGGGTTTCGCCCTATACGCGACGTTTAAATCAAACGACTAAAACACTCAATAAGTGTTGATGCAAAAGCGAAGAGCTGGAGCAATGCACCTAGGTGCAGGACCGAAA